AAGAAAATTATAGTTATGGAGAAGAGTAATATGAATTGTTGGTGGTGTGAAACAAGTCTTATATGGGGTGGCGACCATGACATAGATGAAGAAACAGAAGAATATGCTATTGTAACAAACCTAACATGCCCCAACTGTGATTGTTATGTAGAAGTATATCTTCCAAAGGATAATGTAGATGCTAGTAAGCGATATCACTGATGAACAACAAAAAATATTAGATAAAAAATACGAAGATGCTATGATGGCGTTAAAGAGTATAGATAGTAAACTATACAATAGGCTAAGAGCTAATGAGAAAATTGGCTTTGAAAAAAATGTAGATATAATTTTGAACGAACAACAACAATTTGAAATGAGGTTATGATGTTACCATATATGATAATGTTAGAGGGTTTTGATGAAGCTTATGAGGGCTTTGTGGTACAAGAAAAATTACAAAGACCTACTGTAGCAGTTTATAATAGAAGAAAATGTGTTGAAATAATTATGAGAGACAAAAACTATAGCATAGAAAAGGCTATAGAATACTTTGAAGACAATATTGAAAATATGTGGGAAGGCGATGATGCCCCATTAATATTAAATTCAATTTCAGTAGAGGACTATGATAAAATTTCCAAGGCTAAAATTATATGAGCACAAAAAATAAACCAAGTAAAAATGGTTACAATCTGTTGTCTAAAGGCAAAACCTTAAAAATGGAGTATATTGGCACTCCAGAAGAAATATGGGAAGACTTATCTAAGGAGTTTAAATTTACTGTTGATGCCTGTGCTTCAAGTAAGAACCACTTAGTTAAAAGGTACTGGACAAAAGAAAACTCAGCTTTAGATAAGAATTGGGATAACGAGGTTGTTTATTGCCACCCTATGTATGATGGCAAAATACCTAAATTTGTAAAAAAAAGTTTTGAGCATAATTGTTTAACTGTTTTTTTATTGCCTTCATCAACAAATAGCGTTTACTTTCATAAGTATTTTTGGGATTTTTCAAAGCATCAACCAAGAAAAAATGTTGAGGTGAGATTTTTAAAAAAAGCAAAAGATTTAGAGCATGGTTACAAAATGAAAACTGATGAAGGTGTAACTCCTGAATATGGGTATTTAAGACCTTTAATGGTGGTGGTAGTAGATAATAGACATATCTTGACAGGAGAAGATGCAAATGACAAAAAAGAAACCAATTAAAAAAGTAGGTAGACCTAAATTTGTAGTTACAAAAGAGATGTGTGATAAGGCTGAAGCCTATGCAGCACAAGGATTAACACAAGAACAAATAGCTATGGCGTTAGGTATAGGGCTATCTACTCTATACGAAAAGCAGAATGAATTTATAGAGTTTGCAGAAGCTATAAAAAGAGGAAAGGGTAAAGGCATACAGACTATAACAAATAGGCTTTATGAAAAGGCTCTTGAAGGAGACAATACTGCAATGATCTTTTACCTAAAGAACAGGGCAGGATGGCAAGATAAGATAGAGAAAGAAACAATAATAGAACAAAGACAAGTTATAGACCTAAGTGGAATATCAAATGACGAACTCGAAAATCTCGAAAGAGTCTTATCCAAAGCTATTGCTTCAAGCTCAGAAGGAGCTAATGAAAAGGTCATTGAAGGTTTTTACAAAGAAATCTTGGCAAGCGATTGAACCTGGTAGAGACTTTTACGACAACTGGCATATAGATGCTATATCAGAACACCTTCAAGCTGTAGTAGAAGGCGATATCAAAAGACTTATTATAAACATACCACCTAGACACATGAAGTCTATAAGCGTAGCTGTAGCATTACCAGCTTGGACATGGACTGTTCAACCATCAAAAAGGTTTTTGTTTGCTAGTTATGCAGGATCATTATCAATAAGAGATAGCGTTAAGTGCAGAAGATTAATAGAAAGCCAATGGTACAAAAGTTACTTTGGTGATATATTCAAATTAACCTCAGACCAAAATCAAAAACAAAGATTTGAAAATGATAAGACAGGTCAAAGGATAGCTACCTCAGTAGATGGAGCACTAACTGGTGAAGGTGGTGACATAATTGTTATAGATGATCCTCACAACGTAAGAGAAGCAGAATCGTCAGCAGTTAGAGAAGGTGTTCTAGAATGGTGGGATCAGGCTATGCAAACTAGACTGAATGACCCACGAACTGGAGCTTTTATTATAATTATGCAGAGGGTACATGAAAATGACCTTACTGGACACATATTAGCGAATGAGTACAATGATTGGGATCATTTATGTTTACCTGCAAGATACGAAATTGGTCACCCAACGCCAACTAGATCATCGCTTGGCTTTAGCGACCCAAGAACTTCAGAAGGGGAGTTGTTGTGGAAGGAGAGGATTGACGAGAAAACTCTTGATAATTTGGAAAAAAGTTTGGGTTCATACGCTAGTGCTGGTCAACTGCAGCAGAGACCAATGCCCAAAGGAGGTGGTATCCTTAAAGCAGAATGGTGGGTTCCCTGGGAGAAAGATGAACTTCCAGAGATTGAATACTTGGTTCAAAGCTACGATACTGCGTTCAGCACTAAAGAAACAAGTAGCTACAGTGCAAGAACAACGTGGGGCATCTTTAGACAAAATGGACAAGTAAACGCCATAGTTGTAGAAATGTGGTATGACAAGGTAACTTACCCAGAGTTAAGAAAACTAGCACAAGAAGCATATGATGACTGGCAGCCAGATACAGTGTTAATAGAAAAGAAGGCTAGTGGTCAAAGCTTGCTACAAGATTTAAGGATGGGTGGCATACCAGTTTTGGCTTATTCTCCAGATAGAGACAAGATAGCTAGGGCACATAGTAGTTCTGCATTATTAGAGGATGGAAGAATATTCTATCCACATGGAAAAAAATGGGCTAAAAACTTAATAGATATATGTTCAGCCTTCCCTGCGGGTGATAATGATGATATAGTTGACACTTGTACACAGGCTTGGCTAAGATTGAGAAAAGGTTGGTTCATCACTCATTCTACAGATTATGATGAAGAAGATGAAGTTCAGGAGAGAAGGATGACAATATATGGCTAGAGAACCTAAAGTAATTCCCTTTGCAGAAGGTATGCCCTCAGATGATTTTCAGATAGAAGATATTGGCAATGATGAGGTTTTAGTAGGCGACCCATCTTTAGATATTGTGGAAGAGGAAGATACAGCTTTTGACCAAAATCTTGCAGAAACAATAGATGCAAAAGAATTAAATGCAGTAGCAAGTCAGTTAATTACTAGCTACGAAGCAGACAAAGAAGCTAGATCAGAATGGGAAGACAGATATAAGGAAGGTCTTAAAACATTAGATGTACATGGTGGTCAAGAAGAAGAGGAAGACCAAAGGGCTACAAGAGGACTAAGTAATGTAGTTCATCCTATGATAGCAGAAGCAGCTACACAATTTAATGCAAGAGCAATAGCAGAATTATACCCAAGTGGCGGGCCAGTTAAGACAATAATAGTTGGTGACCCAAGCGAGGAGATGGAAGAGCAAGCTCGTAGAGTAAAAGACTTTATGAACTATCAGATTACTCAAGAGATGCCAGAGTATTTCCCTGATTTAGATCAGATGTTATTTCAGTTACCATTAATTGGACATACATTTAAGAAAGTTTGGTGGGATGCCAATTTAGACAGACAATGCTCACAATTTGTAAAAGCAGAAGACTTTGTAGTTTCTCCAGAGAGTAAAGACCTTTACACATCAAGCAGATATACACACGTTATTCGTATGCCTAAGAATGACTTTAACAAATATGTTAAGGCTGGGTTCTATTTACCAAGTAAATACAGTGGAGAAGATATAGACCCTAGTGGTGATGTAGGCAGTGAGATAGAGGGCGTTGATCCTTATGGAGATAGCGAAGACGAAGTAATGACGCTTCTAGAAGTACATGCGTATCAATCATTTGATGGCATAGATACTATTGAAGAAGAAGACGAAGATAACATGGTCGCCCTTCCTTATGTAATTACAATTGATTACGATGCAGAAAAGATAGTAAGCGTAAGGCGTAATTGGAGAGAAGAAGACCCTAAGCAAAAGAGAAGAGATTGGTTTGTAAGTTACAAATTCTTACCTGGAACTGGTTTCTATGGTTTTGGCTTGTATCACATGATAGGTGGTCTAGGCAAAGCAGCTACTGGATCACTAAGAGCATTATTAGATTCAGCAGCATTCGCTAACATGCAAGGTGGATTTAAGCTTAAAGGTAGAGTGACTGGTGGAGAAATGCAGATAAACCCTGGTGAGTTTGCAGACTTAGATGCTACAGTAGACGATGTAAACAAAGCTATTATGCCACTTCCATTCAAAGAGCCATCAAGCACCTTGTTCAATCTTATGAACGCTATCGCTGATGCAGGAAGAAGATTTGCTAGTACTGCAGACTTAAATGTAGGCGATGTCAACCCAAACGCCCCCGTTGGGTCTACAGTTGCACTGATTGAGCAAGGTAGTAAAGCTTTTAGTGCTATACACAAAAGACTTCACTATTCACAAGGGCAAGAGTTTAAAATGCTTGCCAAGCTAAACGCAGAATATCTGCCAGAGAGTTTTACATTTGCATTGGGTGGTGTAAGCGAAACTATATTTGCTAAAGACTTTGACGATAGAATAGATGTTATTCCAGTTAGTGACCCTAACATATTCAGTACTGCACAAAGAATTGCACAAGCACAAGCAGTATTGCAGATGTCAAGTGCAAGCCCACAATTATTCGATCAGTATGAAGCTAACAAAAGAATGCTTGAGGCTATTCGTATAAACAACATAGACGAAATACTAAAGAAGCCAGACGATGCAGCAAGAATTGATCCTGTTACAGAAAACACTGCATTAATGTATGGTAAAGCTATAAGAGCCTTTCCAGACCAAGACCACGATGCACATATAGCAGTTCATCTTCAGTTCCTACAAGACCCAATGTTAGCTGGGAATCCAGGTGCTGCGGCTATGCAACCAATTATGATAGCTCATATTGCTGAACATATAGCGTTGTTATATAGACAAAGAATGCAAGCAAGTATTGGCGTTTCATTACCAACCTTGCCTGAGCTTCGTGACCCTAAATTTAAGTTCGAAGATATTAATCCAGAGATGGATAGGCTTATAAGCGAAAGAGCAGCAGAAGTTGTGGCTAAAGCACCTCAAATGCAAGCAATTGCACCACTAGCTAAAATGATGGAGCAACAACAGCAACAACAACAAAACCCA